TGACCAAACTGTACTAATTGGATCTTCAACTCAAACTGGTAATGCTCAACTTACTGGAACTTTGACAGTCGGTGTAGATAATACTGGACATGACGTTAAGTTTTTTGGTGCAACTTCGGGAAGCTTTTTATTGTGGGATGAATCTGCTGATGCGTTAACATTAACAGATTCTTCACCAATTGATATAGGCGATTCTGCTGATATGAAATTATATCATGATGGTACAGATTCTTATATTACTAATGCAGTCGGTGCTCTTAAACTTGCAACCGAAACTTCTGGAATAGCAGTATCAATAGGACATACAACTTCTGTAGTAACTATTAATGATAATTTGACAGTTACAGATACTATTACAGAATCTTCTATGAGAGAAATGAAAGATAATATTGAACCTATTGAAAATATACTTCCAGCTGTAATGCAAATGCAAGGAGTAACATTCGATTGGAAAAAAGATAAAGGTAACGATAAGAGATCAAACCATTATGGATTTATCGCAGAAGATGTGGATAAAGTTCTTCCTAATTTGGTATCTTACAGTCCAGAAGGAAAACCAGAAGGAATTCAATATTCAAAAATGACGGCTGTTCTTCTAGAAGCAATTAAAGAACAACAAATACAAATTGATGAACTAAAAGCAAAATTAAACTAGATGCCACAGATTTCCTTATCATATAAATAGTATAGGAACAACTATATAAACTACACTATTATAAAAGGAGAAGGATTGTGGCATTGACCCTCCAAAAACAAACTGTAAACATTGTATTAGATCAAGGTTGCACGTTTGAAAAAGTAATCACCGCGCAAAATTCTGCTAGTCAGAATGTCACTATCTCTACAGGGACATGTGCCGCTAAGATGCGTCAATCTTACTATTCATCAAATAATATTACCACTTTAACAACTGCTGTTGCGGGATCAAATTGTACAATTTCTCTAACCGCATCCCAAACCGCAGCCGTTTCTCCTGGAAATTATGTTTACGATGTTGAATATACACAGTCAGGTGGTACAATAGTAGAACGATTGGCAGAAGGAATTATAACAATATCTGCAGAGGCAACGAAATGACACAACCAACTACTAGAACAACTTTTAAAGATTATTGTAAACGAAAACTTGGCTGGCCAGTAGTAGAATTAAATATTGATGATGACCAAGTAGAAGATTGTATCGATGATTCTCTCCAATTTTACCAAGAATATCATTTTGATGCAACCGAAAATACATTTCTAAAACATCAAATATCCGGATCAACTCTCAAACTAGCAGGAGCTCCAACAGGAACTTTTTCAAATGGGGAAGTAATTACTGGAGGAACAAGTGGTGTACAGGCAACCGTACATGAATATCATAGTGCTAATACCACTTTAAGATATAAAGATCCTGAAGTTAAATCTGGTGGAGATGGTAATACGTTTTATGCAAATACTACTACTACATTTTCTACTGGTGAAACTATTACAGGTAATACAAGTTCAGCAACCGCAACAACTCATGGCTCTACCGCAACAGCAATAGGTGACTACGATAACAAATACATATCGATAGCCGAGGCAATTATTGGAGTCCGAAGAATTATTCCTTTCTTTGATAATTCTAGAACTAATTCTATGTTTTCCTCTAAATATCAATTTGCACTTTCTGAAATGCATTCATTGGGTGGTGGTGGTTTAGCAAGTTTTGAAATTGCACAAGAATATTTAATGTTGATTAATGAAATGTTTACAGGCCAGCCATCATTTAGATATAACCGTCATGCAGACAAACTATATCTTGATATTTCATGGGGTTCAGATGTTACCATAGATGATTTTATTGTTGTTGAAGTAGACAAGATTCTTGATCCGGCCACGTATGCCGATATCTGGAGTGATATGTTCCTTAAAAGATATAATACTGCATTGATGAAAAAACAATGGGGTCAGAATCTTATTAAGTTTGAGGGAATGACATTGCCGGGTGGAGTAACGATGAATGGTAGGCAAATGTATGATGATGCAATTACAGAATTAGATACAATCTCAGAACAAATGTCATTACGATACGAGTTACCAGTAGATCATTTGATAGGATAATAAATGGCAACAAATCAGTATTTTAATCTGCATGGAACAGACACACCAGAGCAAAGATTAATAGAAAATTTGAATATTGAAGCAATAAAGACTTTTGGAATTGATGTACATTATTGCCCCAGAACATTGAATGATGAAGACACATTGATGGGCGAGGATAATACTGCATCTTATAATAGTGCTCATACGATTGAGATGTATATTAAGTCAGTTGATGGGTTTGAGGGGTCAGGAGATTTCATTTCTAAGTTTGGATTACAGATAAACGATCAAGTTACATTTACTGTTGCTAAACGAAGATTCCGCGAACTTGGAATGACTACTGATGGTAGAGCAGATATGCCACATGAAGGAGATTTAATTTATTTTCCAACAACTTCGGCATTATTTCAAATACTATTTGTAGAAGATGAAGCAATATTTTATCAGACAGGAGCATTACAAACTTATGATATGTTGTGTGAAATGTTTACTTATTCAGATCAAAATCTTAATACTGGTATTGAGATTATAGATGCAATTGAACGAGAACATTCTTACTCAATTGATTTTACAATGAATACGGGTAGTGGTAACTATACTGTTGGTGAGCAAGTCTATCAGGGAGCATCACTCGCCGCTGCTACAGTCAAAGGAGAGGTCGCTAAGTGGAATGCAACTGACAAACTATTAAATCTTATAAACATGACTGGTAATTTTTCTGGAACTTCAAATATTATTGGTGATGATTCTAGTGCATCTTATTCTATTACTTCTTTTGATGCCCAATCATCTGCGGCCAACACTGCAGCAACTTCTACTAATCAAGAAATAGAAGCCGCAGCTGATGCTATTATTGATTTCACCGAAGGTAATCCATTCGGGAGTCTATAATGTTAGGTACTACTTATTATCATGAAACTATTAGGAAATACGTTGCCATATTTGGAACACTCTTCAATGATATAAACATCCAAAGAAGAAATTCTGCTGGTGTTATAACAGAACAGATTAAAGTTCCTATTGAATACTCTGCAAAAGATAGGATGTTGTTACATATTCGAAAAATGTCAACAACAGATGCAGGTGTTCAAACTACACTTCCACGAATGGGATTTGTTTTAAATGGAATTACTTATGATGGAACTAGAAAATTAAATACTCTTGGTCAAGTCTATGCGGCGAATACTGCTGCATCTTCAAGTACACTTTTGAAACAATATAATCCCGTACCATATAATTTTGATTTTGAACTTACTGCGGCTGTAGATAATGCAGAAGACGGTGCACAAATATTTGAACAAATCGTTCCCTTCTTTACTCCAGAGTTTACAGTTAGTGTGAATCTCGTTCCTTCTATGAATGTTAAGCCGGATATTTCTATAATATTAAATAGTACTACTACAGAAGATTCATACGAGGGGGATTTTACTACAAGAAGAGAAATTATATGGACATTTGGATTTCAACTAAAAGGATATATCTATCCAGATGTTAAGTCGGGATCAGTTACTAAAAGCGTGATAGTGAATCTCAGAATGCCTGCGGAAGAAGTGGAATCTCCTGAATATATTATTTTAGAAGATAGTACAGATTTTTCCGTTAACTATTTACTTTTGGACGCGGACGCGGGTTCTCCAAACGCAACAGGAATAATGAAATTCATAACAGAAACTAGTTCAACCGGAACGGCGTCCGCCGGAATTAAAACAAGATTAACTGTTACACCTGTTCCAGGAGATGTCACTGCGAATGATGATTTTGGTTTTACAAATACCTTTGAATATTTTAATGATAATATAGATGTTGATGTGACAACTGGATTAGATGTAAATCTATAATAATGTTGTTTAGGTTTCTTTTAGTAATTTTTATATTAACCTCTTCTTTAGAAGTTTTTGCGGATCAACATCCGAATCAACAAGTAGCACACGAAATAATAGAGAAAAGGGAAGTATATAAAACTGAAGATATCTTATTGTTATTTAAGTCTTGTTATGAAACTATTCAGTTTTTAGGCACTACAAAATATAAAAGAAATAAACTTAAATTAACTGAAATAGATATATCTCAACAATGTTTTTGTATATGTGATAAGGTTAGGGAAAAATATGCCCCTAAACAATTTTTAGTGAAATCACCTTTAGAAATACATAATATTATTGCTCCCCTAGCTAATGATTGTTTAAAAAAACATGGACAGTCTTGGTATGATGATGTAGAACCTGATAAGGAGAAGAAAGATGACAGTAGATGATCGTATAGATGAAATATTAGAAATTACAAGTTTAGTTCCAACTCCAGAAATGAAGCCGGAGCCTCCTGCAAGGATTATACCAAAGGCAGGTAAGGATGATGACATTGATTATAATTATGCCCGTGAAAATTACTACAATTTAATCGAAAGAAATCAAGACGCAGTAGAAGAGATGTTGGAGATTGCAAAACAATCTGAGCATCCACGTGCTTTTGAGGTGGTTGGACAATTGATTAAGTCAGGCTTGGACGCCAACAAAGAGTTAATGAGCCTACATAAAACTAAAAAAGAACTAAGTATAGAGAAGGGTGGTCCTGGTGTTGCTGTTAATAACGCCGTCTTTGTAGGATCTACCGCAGAATTACAAAAGTTGTTGAAAGCGAAAAAATGATAAAAGTAACACTTTCTGATAATTTTATTTCAAAACAAATTAAACATGCTAAGAACAGAATGCTTAACTCGTTAAATCAAATTCTTGAAAATCAGGCAAAGGAAAAAAAGA